GAAGTGGCTCTATGTAAAGAACAAATCTTATAACTTACTTAAATGAAACACTTGCAGTAAGTGTAGTTGGGTAGACAGGATTCGAACCTGTATTGGCCATGAGCATGATCAGTGCTTGTACCGTCGGTAACCGGAGTGATGCAGCGACTTAATGATCTTTAGATTATACTCCGAGTATTATGCGTATACCATTCCGCCACTACCCAAACATCTTTTTACCGTATGAATAAAAAATGAATAAAACCTTTACAAATCTACCAATTTCTTTTCTGATTTGACCCAATTATATAATCTAATTTTCTGTTTCCTGTGTTGAATATTGCGAACTCATCTGAGAACACTTGGCATAACAAATAATCATTCGCATCGGAGCAGTGGCCGTATTTCTCAACGGGCTTACCTGTAGATGGATCTTTCGCTTTCTTCTTCTCTTTCAATCCTTCATGAGTTTCTTGCTGGTTCTCGTAATCAGCGATTGTATTATAGCATTTATCATTGATTGTAATTTCTATTCCTTCAAATCCAACATCAAATATGCAATTGATAAACATTCCACGTGGAACGATAGGCGGAGCTTTTATAGCAACCCTGCTTACAGGATGGTAATCAGCAAGTTCTTGTTCTACATAGTTGTAATCATTCCAGCCCCTTACATCTCGAGTGTCATCGTGCCTAGCTGAAGGATCGCCGTAATAAAATAACCCTGCATTGTGATTATAATACCTACGCTTGAAAGCTTTACATACACCAGTAGAATTGTTTTCAGGTGATGTAGAACATATCTCATCAATTTGAATGGCTTTCTTCCCATACAGTTGCCATACAGTCATCGTGCAATAGGGATGAGCATTAAAGTCAAAGGAAACATGTAAAGGCATTTCTGGGTTATATTGTACCTTCTTCACGTGCTTTTCATAACTGAACTTCTTATAGAATTCCCCTCCCATTTGTACTTTACCCCATCGCCCTAACTTATATATTTGGTGATAAATAGGGTTTGTATGAATAAGCTCTTCTAGACGTGCTTTATAGGCATCAGGTAGAAACCGATTGTCAAGGTAAGTAGTATGGAGCAATAAGTAACTTAAACTTATCTCTCGCCCTGTCTGTTCATCTACAGAGGTTTTTTTATAAGTGTAGATCTTTTGATTCTCAGCTTCTTCTGGAAAGAAATAACTATTGATCCAGTGGTTTTTATCGATTGGGTTGAATGATAATATATACTGAACTTTTTCCACCTTCTTAGTTCGAATACGCAATCCAAGTTGTTCTATATCTCGCTTATCGCAATCAGTGGCTTCTTCTACCCATATATCAGTAGGCTCTTGAATAGATTTAATCTTTTCTAAGTTATCGAGTCCTTGTGCAAGCATTTTGTTTCCATTGACACAGACAATGTCCATTGTAGATTCATAAATCTTAAAGTAATCATGCAATCCCCAATCAGTGATCACATCTTTAAACAACTGGAACTGGCTATCTCGGATCGATTCAGCCGTCTTACGACAATAAATTAAACGATGGTATGAATTGCGTAGACACTTGATAATTTGCTTCTGTGCTATGAATACAGACTTACCAGAGCCACCACCTCCCCAGTATACCTCATAATCGTAGTTAGATGTTAGATAAGGTAAATAAACATCATTGAACAACTCTTTCCTGAAGTTGATATTTACTTTACCCATTTTAATTAGTTATTCTCCTCAGCAGTAGGTAGCCCCACGTCAATGGTTAATGGTCCTTGATGTTCAACTTGATGCTTCTCGATGTATCCCCGTTTCTTTCCTTTTGTTTTAAGGTAGAATATCGTAGCGGATGGATTAGGCGGTTCTTGATAAACTACGCTTTCGCCAGTAGGGGATTTGATTTCACGATGTACGCCATCGATTAGTCTAAACAATTTGCTTTCTGCAAAGTCAATAGCTACATCAGCTATTTCATCGACGGCTTCTTTAAATTCAGGGTCATCATTAACATAAACATAAAATGTCTGTCTGCTAACACCAACAATTTTACAAGCATCTGTTACTATCCCCAATGTTTTTTCCAATGCTTCTAAAAGCTTTTTTTTAGTGTCAACTTTGTCAATCATTTGTTTTAAATAGGTTTGTTAAGTTTTAATCTAATTCCTTACCAGTAAAAAGAAGATAAGCATTCTGAAATTCATGCATGCGAGTAACATCAGTTACATATATATATTTTTTATTATCCCCTTCAGTAACAACATTAAATTCATCATCGATTATAAAAAAGTTTTTTTTATATAATTCAAATTCACCATGTTTAAAACGTTCAAAACCATTACTAAGAACCCATTTTTCAGTAACATCCGCATAACCATACGCAAAAGGTCTATCTATTATATCATGAAAAATTTCAAGACTAATTTGAACTAATACCCCACCTATAGGATTAAAACCGCAACCATAAATATATTTATATATATAATTTCCTATTCTCAGTTTTGTTATATCTACCATATCTTTTTTTTCATAAGTAAATAATTTATATAAATATATTGTATTACTTTTTTCCCAAATCTTTTGAAAGAATATTCAAGTATAAAACAAGCAAAACCTGTCGTTTTATATAACTCATTTTTTAATTCATTCTTCTTATTTTCACAATTTATTCCTTCAAACAAATGAGAATTTAAACTACAATATTTATTAAGTATTCTACTTTGTTCTTTATCCATATCCCTACAAAGTTACTAATTCCACTCCTTCCAAAGCAAACACGAGGTTTTGGAGCTGGTGTACTTTTGGATTTTCATATTTAATTGTTTTTTCACCAATATTTAACATTAATAGATCTTCATTTGGTGCATAACATAAAGTAAATTCATCACCCAAAGATTTTAATTTTAAATAATACCATCCAGTCCATTCTTTAAACCCAAACCTAACCAACCATTCTTCGGTCAGGGGAATGGGATCAAAAGAAGAATATGACAAACCACTTGCTAATTCATTTTTAAGGGTTTTACCACAAATTGAAACAGTTTCTTGCCTTATCTCAGATATTTGGCATACAAAATTTAATCCTTTAGAATAGAACCAATTCCCTATCCTAAGTTCTTGTGGGTTGATCATGGTTTATCATTCTTTATAATTAAATCATTAAAATTTGGATTAATAGTTGACATTGCACGTTCTATAATGCTATTATTAGTTTTTAATATATTCTGTAATCTATCAATTTCAGCTGTTCTTTGTTCAATTATATGATCATATCCCTCAGCAACAAATTCTAGCTCATGATCTCTAAAAGGACCTAATGAAGTTAGAATATCTTTAGCTAAAATAACTATATATCCATCTTCAGAACAAGATAATACTACAGCTTCTTCCCCCATTGATATAACTCCTTTATATAATATAATTACACCATCACCTACTTTTAATTTCATATTTTATCTGTTACTGCTTTTGGTATTTCATTATCTAAAGGTGCTTCAATAGGCATTCCTTTATAAGTTAAATTAACTTCAATATATCTAGCGACAGATATCGGAATAGCCTTAAGATTAATAATTATCTTATCTGAAGTTTTAATTATACTATCTATTTTAACTTCACTATATTTTTTATTATCCATTCAAAAATAATCTAGTTACGATATCTAATTGTTCTCTATTTCTTTTAAACCAATCAGCCTCTAAAACAGTAAGTCTAATATCAGGATGGTATTTCCCCATTCTTTTAATCTTAGTAGCTGATTTACTATCCATGTATCCTTTTACTTCCACGTAGTTAAGACCTCCCTGCAAATCGATTATCTTAAAATCAGGTTTATAGGATACACATCCTCTTTTTACTCCATCAAACCAAAAGGTATCTAATTCATAGAACCAATCTTTTATCTTACCTTTTAATCGTAATGATTCAAGCCAGTAGGCGTACTGTATTTCGTAGCTACTTTTGAAGTAATGAGTTTTACCACCTATCGTAAGTGTTTTCTGGATGTATTTTCTTTTTAAGGATCGTGCTGTTAAGTTCATATTAACTTGTAAATGATTCAGTAATAACTTCTGTTGATCTATAATTATAACCTCTACCAACTTTGCAATCCAATATATCCCTTTTAGCTTGAATACTAATTTTACTATCT